CGGCTTTTAACGTGGCCAACCGATCAACCACGATATGCGAGCTATAAATCCTACATAATGTCGAATCCATGGCACCCCCAAATTATTTAGTTATTAGATATAATAGGTTTACGTATATATAATAACTTTGTGCATGAGCAGGATAGGACTGAACACCCACAAGTTAAATCACACTCGCAAAGAGTGTTACCAGCTACTTTTTTTTCGCTGGCTTCTTACCTGGCTTAGGTCCTTTACCTCTTCCTTTAGGTCCTTTACCATCAGGCTTGCCTCCTCTACGTTTCTTCATAGCCTCAGCTGCTGCTTTTTTCTCTTTATCACTAATCTTTCCATCTCCGTCCTTATCAAATCTTTTTACAAACTCAGCTTTACGGAAAGCAACTAAAAGCTTACGCTCTTCTGCATCAAGCTTACCATCTTTATTAGCATCAAACTTTTCAAGCCACTGCTTAATACCTGGCTTGCCACGATTTTTTCTACCTTCTTCCTTTTCAGGAGTACCACTTGCTACTGCAAGTCCTGCTACTAATGCGACAAGCGCAAACAATTTAATTTTCATATACGTATTTATTATACGATAATGGTTACGTAATGCAACTATGAAGATAGTTGCTGTAATCTCTTCTTAGGAATATCGAGACCAGATACAATAGTATATAATCTTAAGCTATCTTTATTATCTTCATAGATTCCTCTATGTACTGTAGCTTTAGGGCATACTGATCCTAATGTATCGAAACCATATGATAAACTATCCATTAAACCTGGAGTGTTTTCCATGATATCTTTACTACCAATAGCAACACAAGCAGCTACTTTAGCATCTGCTAGTTCAACATCAGTGAGTAATGTCTTTTCTAGATTAGACTTAATTGCAGCTGATACTTTTTGTTCGTCGTCAAACTCTTTAAGCTTAGCTACTCCAAGTACCATTACCCCACCACATCTTAATACACTAGAATAATCTGTCGGGTCAAATGATGTATAAGGAGACGGGTTACTTGTTAATACATTAAAGACATGGAATAGTCCGGAGATAGTATTGTTAACGGTTGGCCAAAACTGTTTTACAGTTAAACCTTTATATAGTCTTTCAATTTTAGAGTTGTCAATAATTAAGAGAGGTGAAATAGATCCACTCTCTGCATAGTCACCGACGGTCTTGAGAACCTTATGTGCATTAGAGGAGACTAAGGGAGACGTCGCTTCCCCTCGTGTAGGTAGTGACATTACTACTCCAACCCGCTGATCTGGATTATCATGTCCAATATACTTCATATATTTCTTTGCAATATCAATAAGAACGAGAGAGGACCCAGAACCACTACCACCTCCTGCACCAACACAGACGTTTAAATGATCTACATTGCTACCATAAATCTTACGCATAAGGTCAAAAATATTCTGCTTATACTTGTTAGCAGCTTCATAACCCTTTTCCATATCTTTACCAGCACCTTGCTCTCCGACATCAAGAAGAAGCTTTTGTGCAGCTGGAATATCTAATCCATCTAAATCATGATGTGAAGTATTCACAGCAATACATTTTTTATAACCTCTATCATAGAACGCTTTTGCAATTCTACCACCACCTTGACCTGAGCCAATCCAAGCGAAAATTTGTGAACCACCAGATGCATCTTCTACAGCTGTTTCTTCTTCTTCAGGAATATCAAAATCCTCTAAGTCAATATCTGGAATTTCTAAATCTGGAATGCTATCCAGAACCGGAATGTCATCATTTTCTTCACTCATATATTATATTTATTTAAAAATCGGATCAAGCAAGAGGTCAACAAACCTTTTTATAGTTTTATATATTTTTGATGTTGTTGTAAAGCCCCATCTCTTTGGAGCATCTTTACGTATAAATGATCTGAAGTCAGTACCCATTTCAGATTGTCTAGCGTACCAATCACAAACCATTTCAGCTACTTGTGCATCATTCATAGCTGATATACCATCTACATGATATTCCGGATGGTGGTCATTTGTTTGTTGGTGTTGATGAATAGCTAATTTTAATGCTTGCTTATCTTCATCTCTATGAAGAGTGTCCCATTCAATTCCTTGAAACTTAGACAAATCGTGCCTACTGCATCGTTGAAGAAGACGTCTAGCTAATTCTAAATCGTTTTCTGTCTCAGCATTATCTATAAGACGAGTAGATAACTTTACAGCAGCTGCTCTTACTGCTTGAGTATGCTCCCATACAGAGAGTAATTTTCTTCTATACTCTTCTCTAACTTCTAAAGGAAGGATAGATGGACCGTCATTTTGATCTTTGTCCATAACATAACTTACTTGACTAGGTCTCTTATCATATATAGAGCGTTCGCTGCAGCTTCATTGTGCTCTGCTTCACCTATTAACTCCAGTACATATTTCATAGCTAACTCTGCTGTAGAAGACTCTTCGTCCTCACTAGCATCTTCTCGTGGTTCATGATGCGGAGCGCGAGGACCACGATGAAACTTTTCTTTTTGAGCATGCTGGTTTAGAAGACGCTTCCACTTTGGCATATCGTAGTCATGATCTTCACTATGCGCTTCTGTTAAAGGTCTCTCTCTACCAGAAGGATCATACATCTCAGTATAAATGTCTGCAAGATTATTAACATAACGCGGGTCTGTCATATTAATATTTATTCAAAAGAATAAATTTATACCCAGGGAGCTGTTGGGTTTGTTTGAGGCTTCTCTTCAATAATGTTACCATCATCATCCATTTCCGGAACACCGTCTCGTACTAGCTCAATAGCTGTTCTAATACCAAATATTGATATTAAAATAATAAAGAGCAAAACAGATAATAAGATAAATGCTGCAAAACTTAAAGGCACTACAGCTACGCATGGTATAAGAAACAAGAAAGAGAAGATAACTCTACTAATAAGTTTTTCTTTATCCGGAGCAAACATTGCTCCAAGTGTAGCAGCCATCAATACAGATGTAATAACCCAACAAATAATACCAACAATAATACAAGTGTTTATTAACATACACCTAATTATAATATATTTAATTTAAAAATCAACTTATATAATTAACTGGTGTAACAGGCTCGTCTGGCTGATATTTAAATCTCTCGACACACTCTTTAATAATATCATACGTTGTTTGCTTACCATGCCAGTCACCAACTCTAACATAACTATTATTAAGATCTTTATAATGCTTAAAGAAATAAGAAGCAATTTTAAGAAACAAAGGATCTATATCTTTTAATGATCTATATTTCTTAACATGTGATGTAGGCGTACCAAGTATCTTCCAATCACGGCCACCACTATCTGTCATATCTAAAGCACCTATTACATTACATTCAACTAAAGTTCCTCTTTGTATAGGAACATCATTATAGATTAAAATGTCTAAGGGGTCGTTATCCTCAGCGAAGGTAGAAGGAACAAATCCATAGGAACAGGGATATATCATAGAACTAGGGAGACATCTATCCAATTGGAACATATCTAGTTCCGGATTGTATTCATACTTAGCAGATGTCCCTTTAGGTATTTCAACTACAGCATTTACGACTTTTGGAGAACCAGAGTTCGTTGCAATTAGTTCCAAATTCCTACTATGACTACCATCAAATAATGTTTTAACGATATTATCTTCCACGTGAATATTTACGCAGATTTATCTACATGTCAACTTTGTACTTATAGTCTAGCGCCTTTTTCTGGCGGGGGCATTTCAAGCCCTTCAGGATCTTCTTGCTCGATTTGCTTAGCTACTTCACCTGGATCTTTACCTGACATTGTACGTACTTGGAATGGAGACTGAGGAGAAATAGGTGTCGAACCAACATGAACATCATCTTGAGCTATAATAACACCTGGTGTAGTCTGTTGTGTAGCTACCGGTGGGTGGTGACCATTACCAAGCTTAACTTTAGCAGCAGTATGTGCACCTACATTACCACCAACATAGATACCAAATATCCATTTCATCATATCTGACCATCCGGTAAAGTCTGTATGATTAGTAAATACAAAAGCGGTAGCTGCTACAAATAGAGCTAATGCTGCTATAAATTTACGAGACTTAATCATTATAATGGAGTATCTTCATCAACAAATTTAGCAGCTTCTGCTTCATCTGTAACATCGATGTCCTCTCTACCTTCAGCATCTTCCTGAGGTAGAGCAGCTGCTAGACCAATAAGCTTATCTAGATTTGGACAACCGCCTTCTTCGTCTTCGATATCAGGATCCAACTCTGCTATAGGGCCGGGCAATTCGCCCTCAGCATCATAGGTGTCGGCATCTGGGTTTCTACGCTCATAGAGAGAAGCGTACGCTTCTTCTAAAAGCTCTTTCTCTCTAGCGTTTTTATTCATTAGTCAGTTGCGTGACCTTTTCCTGAGCCAGTATAACCATGCTCAGCACCCATCTTATTCATCTTCTGCTCGTAAGACTCATCTTCATGATGATGACCTTCGCCGTCTTCTTTAGCAATATCTTTTTCAGCATGACCGTAAGCATCTCTTGCAAGAGCATCTCTTTCATGATCAGTAAGTGACTCACCGTCATCTAAACGCTTCTTAGCAGCGTCGATTAAACAGTCACCAGCAGTGCCCATCCCTTCGACTTTCTTAAGAAGATCATGATCAGAAAGATGACCTGTCTTGTCTTCACCGTCTTCATCACTCATATGATCGGCAGCCTGTTGAGCTAACCCTCCCATACTCATGTGTGCTCCACCTAACATCGAGCCATATGCTTCGCTGAGTAGGTCTATATCTTTTTTGAAACTTCTGTGTTGTTTGCCCATAGTAATATTATTTATACAATACGGTTATATTTTATACCATTTTAAAGCCTGTTACGTAGGCGTGGGCGATTTGGAGCATCGTATAAACGAACATAACGTGGAACATATTGCACTTCACCTGGAGTCTCTGCATAATCTTTTCGAAATATATCACCCTCTGGTAAGCCCTTACCAATGCGTTTAAAGGCATCTATTACGTTATCCGGATACAGCAACCAGCTCTCGTCATGAAACCGCGGCTCTTTCTGCACAAATACAGTACCATCAACAATTGTATCTTGTGCGCCTTCTAGTGATTCTAAAGGGTTATCATTAATATGAAGATCACCGCTTATATACTTAGGAAGACCTTTTAAGTTTTTAAGATTGTTGTTATCTACTTTAAAGTCACCCTCTACAATCTCCGGTCCTCCTTCAAGAGTTTCGAGATCATTAAAAGCAGCATAAACGCTACCTTCAACATCATTAGGACTATTCTTTAAACTGGTTAAGCGGTTATTATTCAGGTATAAAGATCCGTCAGTAATACCTCTGACATTTGCTATCTCTTCAGGAATCTCATCGAAGTATCCATGAGATAGATTAACATCAGCATCAACTAATAAGCCAGCTGACGGATCATCAAACATCCTCTTTCTAATATCTTGTAATCTTTGACTCTGTACTGGAATAACATCTATTTCATTTATCTTATCCCATAAGTCTGTATCCTCAAAATGCCAATGCCATGCCCCATCACCTCCTTCATGTCTGAACATTCCTATGCCAGCTCCATCATCTCTTACGATACGTGACGGATCTAAGTCTCTGATGTGTTTAGCCTCATCATTAAACGTGGCCCCATCTAACCATTTCTTTACAAATCTAGCAGTTATATCCTTATACTTATCAGCTGGTGGCTCATTTTGCTTTCCTTTAATTTGTACTATCTCTTCAAGGTCATAGCCCACCCCACCTGGTCGACCGGAGCTAGGCTCATCAGGCCCATCTATTGGTGGCCCAGAATCATGATACGGATCATCTTTAAAGTCTTGCATCTCTATTGTAACATGTGGTCGACCTCTCTTATCCCACAAAGAGATTATTGTGTTCTCTGGATCATCAGGATCATAACCACCAACACAATGTCCCATACTTTCTCCTTCACATTCATAGGCTGCTTTAGTTTTTAACTTAACCCAAGTATAATCGCCATCCTTACCAATAATCTCATAGTCTTTCTCTTCTTTTAAGCCGGCATCCTTAACTTTAGCTTTACCTAGCTTTATATCCCAATCTCTTACTTCTTTCTCGACTTGTTCATATGGCTTCTTAACTATCTTCTCCCTCTCGCGGTCTGATAGAGAATTAAAATAATCAATAGTATGTGCGTACTTTGGCCAGTGTGATTGTAATCCATCTGCCTCAGTACCACCAATAAAATCCATTACATCTGGCTTCTTCATCCACTCTGGCTCACCCTCCTTATACTCGTGAGGCTCTAAACCAAGCTTATCTTCTAGCTCGTAATTTTTACCCGGTTGCGTTGCCCACTTAATAAACTGGGTCATAAACCATTTATGGATAGGACCTCCACGTTCTAAGTTAGGTTTCCTCCTTCCCTCATAAGCGATATAATCATCTAACTCTCCTTTGAGGCTATAACCATCTTCATTAGGGTTGTCAATCTCGACATTAGCTATGTTAGCTTCGTAATATAACTTAAAGGAGATCATTTTATATATTTATACCAACAACGATCGAAGATCACGCGGCAAAAAATTTCTCGGAGGGTCTTAGACATCTATAACCGTCTCTGACTCACCACCTAGCTTAGCGAATGCAGTAACTAACTCATCATAGGCTTCTGATCCATCGTCAGTAAGATACTCTGCTGTTAATGGAGAATTGTGATAGTCCTGTACTGCTTGGTCATATTCTCTCTCAATCATACTCATACCTCTCTGATATGGGTGATTACTTAAAAAGTCTTGTAGCTTATCTATCTCATCGTTAAGCTTGTTCATCTCATCTTCTCTACCTTCTCTTCGTGCTTTTAAACGATTTAATCCTAATCTAGCTTTCTGACTCCTAGCCTTATTGTATGACTCGTAATCGTTCTCTCTTTTGAAATCTTCTGTCTCGTATTCTCTTACCT